AATACATAATAAAAAACAAAAAATTTATGAGATTTATGAAATTTTTATTGAAGATGACTTTGAAAAAGATAAAATGGAACAAAAATCATATATTGACGCATTTGAAAAATGGTTATTATCAAATAATGATAGTAATTTTTTAGTTATTTCTAATAATTGCGGAAATAAATATCAATGGTGTAAGATTATGTATGAACAATATAATCAAAATGAGGGTCACGATTCATACTTGTATGTATTTAATCTCAATTTCATGCGTGAATATAGACCTGAAGAAATCGATCTATATGTGTTGTAAGTTTACTACTTACAGTACTATATAATAATCTATATAACAGTACTATATAACAGTCTATATATAACAGTCTATATATAACAGTCTATATATAACATTAATAGGTAAAGGTTACCCACCCCGGATCACTAAATTGTCTAGGAGCATTTGTTATTGTAACTGGTTTTTCTAAATTAATAGGTTTGCTTGGTTTAGCTAAAAGATTAGATGGTTTAAGTTGGATACCACTTTCTTGGAAAAATTTAATGTAATCGCGCATGTGTTCATCATCCACTTGATAATTCATACATACAAATTGACAACCTAAATCAAATGCTTTTTTATACGGCATGTTAAATACATCATATTTGGGTGAAACTAGGTTAACAATATTGTAATAGTTTTCTAAATAAACACGGGTCATATATTCAGTATTAAAGTTCATTAAATAACTTTGATTACTAGTCGTTAAGCCACCATATGAAATATTTTGATATGGTACAGCAATGTTATTGAATTTTTGATTGTTAGCACTGACAGCACAATTAGTCAACTCATCTAATTCAGGTCCATTTGGATAATCACTAACAAGCAAGATTACTTGATTAAGTGTATCAGATAATTTGATGTTTCCTAATTGAAAACGTTGAAAAGCATATTTCTTATTCATAAGATGAGCACCAAGTGTTTTATTTACACTTTGTGCTACTTTATTTTTCATATACTGATTTTTGTATAAATGTAAATCGAGGAATAAGAAGAATGGATAATTATTACCTAGCCATGCATTTTCAGAAATAATTTCTAAACACTTGTTAAAATCAAGAGGTTTCCCAAGGAATGGCATTTCAACTAAATTGCGCCCACTATCTGGATTTTTACCAGCTGCTACAATTAAATTAGCATTTTTATCAGTTATAAAACGTCCATCAGAATAAACATCCAAATGGACAAATCGCGCACCAGCGTTAATGACTCCTTTAATAGCATCGTAAGAATTTAAATCCCATTGTTCACCACAAGGTAAATAACTACGATGGCTAGAAGCAATATAAAAATTACTCAGAGGATGATTTAACCATTCATTAGGAATAGGTTTAAATTGATTTTTGTATCCAGGTTGTTGATAAACAGCTAAACATCTTTGAACACGATTTTGAAAAACAGATTTATAAAGAAAAAAAAGGATAACAAAAATAAGACCTGCTAGATACAATAAAATTCCCAATATAACCCACAACCATGTAAAACTCATTATTATTTTTGGTTAATATTAATTCAGACTACACTTATAATATCATTAGATTAATTATTGTTAATTATTATTACTTACAAGTGTATCAGTGCTATTTATAGTTTTTTCAATATCTTCCAAAGTTCCACTAAATATTTTTTTAATATTTTTGTTTCGAGATAATTCTTTTATTATATTCTCAAACGTTATTCGAGGTCTTTTACCTTCATTTGCTTGATCCTCGTAAGTTTGTTTGTTATTAATTTTCATGTTTTTCCAATCGTGTGAATGCCGATTACATTCAATTACATAACATGTGAATATTTTTTCTTTGTATTTAGTGGCATCTAAAAAATATAATTTATTCCAGTGTTCCAAAGCCCCAAAACTCGAAGGACCAGTACTTGAGAAGCATTTGACTTCTATGGTTACACCATCTACACTGATATCACCAGCTTCACCTATCATCTTTTTCCATTTAACATCACCACCATATAAACTCTTAATTATGTGACAAACGATATTTTCGGATATTTCTTCGGGAAAATTTGGTCTTCTAAGTGTTAATCCAATATTATTAGAAGATATTTGTTCAAATATTTCACAATTACGTATGTAATTATCCAATAATAATCTAATTTCAGACATGGCTAAAAATGGTTTTTTTTTACTCAACATTACAAATCGCTAAGTATTCACTTTTGCTAATTATTTATAATAATAGGTATTATAATTCATTTTTATTTTATTAATCTATAATTTCAATTAAATTTCCTCTTAAATGCTCATCCATATCTTGTTTGTATTGTTGGAATTATATTTTTTAGTATTCTATTCGAAAGCACTTTTATTATCATCATCGTAACTATTATTATCATCATCACTTTCATCAATATCAACTTCATCAACTGAATTAATCTCGCTATCATTATTCTCAGTAAATTCGTAATTAACGAATTTATTAACTTCCGATTCACTCAAATAATTATTCATTGGATGAGGAAATTGAAAATCAGAAAATTTGTTATTTTCGGTTTGTCTTTTTTCTATTGCAATTTGAACATTATTAGAATCTTGCTTTTGAAAGCTAATCTTCTTTTCAATTTGTTCATCATTCTTGAAAAACTCGAAGAAATCAAATTCAAAATGTTCAATTTCTTGATACTTAAAAGAACATTTGAGAAAAAAATGTTTCCCAGATAATACTGGAATACATAGTGAATTGAGATTGTTTATACTAGAGGCAAACCGATTAAATTCAATAGATCCATATTTTTTTTTATTATCATCCGTATAAAATTCATAACTGACATTTGTAGTCTGTAAAGGAAATTCTAGAATTATATATTGTTTTATATTTTCATCGCTATCAGTCTTCACCCTCAGTAGAGTAAACATATTTACCTCAACATGTTTATTCTCATTAATGAGATTTTCATCAATATTCACTTCTATTGTCTTGGACATTTACTTATAGTTGTTGATCAAATAATCGTCTTTGAATTAGTTATTATAAACCAAATAATGATTTTAATTCAATTTTTTATAATGTCAGATTCAATAGAATAAAAAGCGAAGAGGTTATTAATTTTATTTTAATTTAAGCGTTAAAATGCCAAGAATGATTACATTCAAGACAATTCACAAATGTTGTCATAGGCTCATCACAGCTTCTAATTTGCAATTGCATGTAACTACAATGATTCTTTTTGCATTTACCACACGTGAACTGATCAGTTTCAATTCCATGGCTAATTGTATTTTTTAATTTTTCAGTAGCATTCTTTTTATCCATAATGGCTTTCCAAATAGATGGATATGTTTCATGTGGATGCATATAAGCCAGATATTCAGGTTCAAGTTCTCCACATTTTAATCTCTCTAATAATGATTTGTTGTTAACGTAAGTTTTAACATTTAAATTGTTGTATACAGATACAATTTTATTGAGATAAATACGACGAAAAGCAACATTATCCCAATTGGTATCAATATTATTATCTGTAGCATAATCCTTTGAATAACTATATACTCCCTTTTCCGTACGAGTACTCAATTCTTTATCTTTAATAAATTTATCCAATTTTTTAATAAGTTCTTTACGAATTGTTTTCCTCTCTCCAACTTGTTCCTTATCTAATGATTCTGACTCTGATTCTGATTTCGAAATTGTTTTACGAGAACTTCTTTTTGTAACCTTTTTAATATCATCATTTTCAGGTTTATCGCTGTTAAGTTTAACTTCAACTATGTTTTTATTGTTGATTTCTTCTGTTACCTTTTTTCGAGGCATTAATACTTGATATTAATATTTAACCGTATTTGTTTAAGTTTATTAGAATACTTAAATAAAGTAAATCAAATTTATTATTGAATATTATCGGTAACGATTTCATTTATTGAAGTTCAATTTCAACATTATCTTGCTTGTGACAGCACATACATAGACAAACCATTGTCTTTTTAAGAATTTGATGTTCTTCTATGTAGTCCTCAATACGAAGTATAATCTTAACAGCTGAAGGAAGCCATCTTTCAAGTTGTTGTTCAATTGTTTTACGTGTATTTTCATTCATTTTAATAAGATCAAGAATTGCTTTTACAATGAGATTAATATGGTTAGTCAAATTCTTAACACGTTGTTCATATGTAAAATGAGTTGAAGAAAACATCGGATTACTTAAAGCATTAACTTTAGTGATATCCATTAGTTGAGGAAGAATAGAAATTACATCAGTAGTACCTAATCCTTCACTATTATTGAGAGCATTTTGAAGACGTGAATTATTGGCAATTACAAACTCAGCGTGAGATCGTGAGTCATTTAGAAGAAGACTTTTATTACTCTTTTTAAGAGATGATTTATTACCATTATAGCGATTTTTCTTATTATCTTCAATAGCTTCCGCTAAAATTGGTGTGATTTCAATAAGATGTGATATGGGTTTATCAGTTGGTTCTATAATACGTTGTGCTGTGTGTCTTATTATAGCTTTTTTCTCACCTTGATTTAATTTTGATTTTGATTTTTCTCCAATTTGTTTCTTAGACTTTTTAATAAGTTGAGCCATTTTTTCTTCCTCAACGTCCATGCCAATTTTAGCACCTTTCTTTGATACGTGATTGACTCTCTTTTGATTTTTATTTATTTTTTTAATAACTTTAACAACAAGTAATGCTTCATTTTCCATCATTTTAGATGTATAAGGAGTTTCAGCAGCAACATCAATTATGGGTTTAAACTCTTCAGGTTTATCTGTTTGTGTTTGTTTTTGTGTAATAGACTTAGATTCTTCAATAAATGAGGCAGTGGTAATATCTTCCATCTTCATCTCTGATTCAGGATTTTTTGTTATATTTATCGATATTGACTGAGTTTTTGATTTTTCCTGAACATTAAGATTAGGTATTGATTTTTCCTTTGATGTGGGAGTTATTATATTTATTTTATTTGATAAATTAGTTTGTGGTTTAGCCCGAGTTGATCCTTTATTTTTATTACGTACTGAACGTTTAACATTATTTTTACTAGTATTTTTATTTACCATCGTTCCGATTTAATGTAATAAGTTAAAACACAAAAATGGTTATATTTACTATATTATAGTTACATATTTAAGTCTAAATATTTAAGTAATAATATAAGGCTAATATATAGTAGTATTAAATAGTTGGTTTAAATTATAA